CGCTTGGCCACTTGTAGCCCAACGTGCATCTGCAAACAACCAACCATTTGGTGTTGTTTGATCTGCTGGATCTTGTTTGATCCATTTTAATGTAGTAGCATTCCAAACGTAGATGTTTTGGCCATATGTTTCTGTATCAGCTGTGCTAATCCAGATATCGCCGTCTACTAGGTCTGTGCCATCGCTTTGTGTAGTTGGTGCTAGCGCAACAACTTGTGGACCCATTGGATCACTTGTTGGGAACGCTGTAGCATCTTGGTAACCTACCCATGTTGTACCATTGTGGTATAATACGTCAACTTCGTCAACGATTGAACTGTACCATAATTGGCCATCTGCTGGATTAGTGTACGGAGCAGTTGATTTTGATTCGTATGCTAATGGTTTCCAGTTACTTGCTTTGAATGTAAATGTATCAAACGCAGCAGGACCATAAAGATTAGCAGTACCTGTACGTGTGGTTAAATCATACGCAGTAAACCCTAATGTTGTTGCCAATGGAGTATGTGTGCCATCTACTAATTTAAAGTCACCGCCTAATTTATGGCTTAAACTTACTGTGCCTGATAGTGCGTTGTATGAAGCCGAAACGTTTACTAATCCTGCTGCACTAACCGCAGTAACAAAATCTGCTAAACTTGCGCCAGCAGCAATATGTACAGTAGCAGCATTAGAATATGTTGCACTACCTGCTAGTGTTTCTTGAATTGTAAATGTTGATGTGCTACCAAATGTTGAAGTAGTTGCCACAGTGCTTACAGTTGTAGGACTAACTGCTGAACGACGATACACTTTGAATTCTGCTAGTTTAGGAGAATCAACAGTAGAACCATCACCGTGATCATAATTGCTTTCAATAAACAATGTACCTGTAGCAATATTTTTGCCACCTGCTTGATCGATACCGTAGATTGCTGCTTCTGATGATGCGTAAATTGGAGCACTTACTGTACCCCATGTTTGTGTAGCACCATTGTAATACTTGATTGCCCAGTTAGCACCTAGATTAGGACTTGTTGTTTTAACGTAAACACTTCCTGAAGGATTATTACCTGTACCGTATTGTGGAACTTGTGTGTGCGAAGCTACAGTTAATGTAACAGCACCGTATGTTGTAGTTGCTAGTCCAAGTTTGGTAATATCTGTTAATGTACCAGGTGTTAATAAGATTTTACCATCTACTGCTGTGCCATTTGATTTAGCAGTAGCATCTGCATATAAAGCTAAGTATCCTGATGAATTTACTCTTGCGCCAACTCCGTATGTGTGCATTGCAGCATTAATACTTGCTGCTACTCCTGTTGGAGTTACATCGCCACCTAGTGTTACAAGAATACTGTTTACATAGAATGTTGTAGCTGTAGTAACAGCACCGAATCCTGAGCTTGTAGCAACAGGCCAGCTGGTTTGCCAGCAAGCACTTGTAAAGCCACTTGAAGAGAAATTAGTTTCTTCGTTAGAACCAACTACTACCCAAACGTTATCGCTATTTTTAAACCAAATTTGGTTAGTGTCTTGTTTAGTAACTACGGCTGCGTAATCGCCTTTAACACCAAAACTTGCTTTAGGGAAATATGTTTCGCTAACTAAATCAGCTGCGGTACTAGCATTGCTGTCGTCAATAACTAATGGAGTTTTAGTAACAAATACTTTGTTAACTGCATCCCACTCGTTAACACCGTATAATGTGTTGCTGGTATCTACCCAATATGTACCACTTACTGCTGAACCTTCCGGAACACTAGCCTGTGGAACTAATTGACCTAGATCTAAATCAGCACGAACAACATAGGCTTTTGAGCTTACACCTAACAAACTGTAAGCAGCTTGTAGACCGTACTCGTTTAGCTCGTCACCGTTAAGTGGATTGCTGTTTGAATCTGTGTAGAAAATTGGGGTACCGAATGTATCTGTTAAATCACGTTGACTTGTAATTGTCCAAACTTGACCAGCGTTAGCTGCTAATGTACCAGCTGCTGTACCTGTGCCGCTAGCATTTTCTTTATTTGAAGCACTTGCCACAAATATTAGAGGAACTGTTCCTGGAGCAGCAGGGGTGTAGAAACTTTCGTCAATAACTTGAACCTGTACGCCTGGTGATTGTAATGTTGCCATTTCTTGATCTCCTTAATGGATTACTATATTACTTTGTTATATTTAGTGGCAAGTGGAAAAAATACACGGTTAAATGCATGATCAAAGGGCGCGACAAAGGGCGTGTAAATACAATATGCGAAAATTATGTAAGACCTGCGGGCAAAGACCAGTGGCAATTAACTACCATAAAGAGGGTAAACCACATTATAGGTCACAGTGTGACCATTGTGCTCGAGTATCTAAGGAAGGGATGCCTAGTTGGTTTAAGGCAGGATATAGGAAAAAACTTAAATGTGATCGCTGTGGATATATTAGTAAATTTCCACAACAGTTTAATGTCTATCATGTTGATGGCAATTTACGTAACTGCCGATATGATAATCTAAAGACAGTCTGCGCAAATTGCCAGCGAGTACTACATTCTACTAATGTTTCTTGGAGACAGGGAGATCTAACTCCTGATCATTAATAATCTCTTGTAACTGATCATACAGGTCTTGAATGCTGCCATCGTTGTCGATTACCGCATCAAATTTAGTACCAACCCACGCAGTTTCACTGGCATGAATACCTAACTGTTCAATCTTATGAGTGCTAATAGCCCAACTCATATTGCGTTTTGGCCCTAGGTTCATACTAACAGCAGCATCGTACCATTCAGGTAACGGCCCTCTAGTAACCCAAATAATCTTACCACCTGCACGTTTGATTGCGTTAATCTCATTTGGAAAACGGCAGTCACTGATGACCACATTATCTTTACTATTGCGAAGTTTGTTTTCTAAGCTAGAGATCCAAATGTCATCATGGAATCCTCGACGGCACACTTCAGTGCCCCAGTATTGTAATACCCAACGTGGGGTAAGATCTGGCATACCTAAGCGTTCGGCCCACCACGGATCTACCTGTTCTCGCCATTCGCGAGCTTCTTTTGTCCGCCCTTCAAGCAAGGTTCGATCCCAACCGAACACAGCCGCAACTGCATCTTTGAGTGTGCAGGCAAATGATTCGCGTCTAAATTCGTGGAAGTTTTGTAAGTAGTCGGCGGCAGTGTCTTTTCCCGCGCCAATGAAACCGCAAATACCAATGATCATAATTGTCTCCTATGCACAATTATAATACAATTAGATTACAATGTCAAATAATTTTAGCCAATAACAAATGTCATTGGTTTTTGTCCGTCAAAGTTATTGGTTAATTCTAGGTCAAGTTTTTCAATCATTGCAGTACCTTCTGCTTTAATTGCCGCACCATTTAGGCTAGTACCACCCTGTGGACCTGCAATAGTTGCGAATTTTTCACGTGCTTCGCCTAGCATAATCTTGGCATTGGCCAGTGCATAATCCTTGATCCAAATACCTGCGTAGTTGTCTTGGAATAAATTGAAATCTGGACGATAGTTATACATCCACATGAGCACGCTTTCTTCTGTTCTAGGACGTTGTGCTATACGTAGTTTCTTTGTTGTTGGATTGAAATCAAAGTTAATAAAGCTACCAAACATTTTGCCCACTAGGTTTTGATAACTAGCAAAAGCAAAATATGTGCCTAATCCGCCCATATTTGAGCTAGATAGTAAGTAAGTATTTGAATAAGCTAGGTTAAACGGTTCAAACAAGCTACCGCCATCGCCACCTCCGCTACGACTACCAATACTACGACGGAATAACTGACGAACTTCCATAACTTCTTTAGGAAGGAAATATTCATTTTGGTCTACCTGTAGGGTTATAAATCCAAAACTTTCTTCGGTTGAGTTTTGGCTGCGCTGGCGATAGCGCATAAGAGCTCGATCAATGGCAGTATTATAGTGGATAGGATCTAATTCTACGTCTACGATTCCGTCACCTAAGAAGGTTTTGATATAATCGATTACTATCTGGCGTTCGTTTTCTAATTCAGTCATACAGATATTTAGCCATAAATAACATTACTATGCCAAGACTTTCCTTATATCGCCCGGAGAAGGGCAACGACTTTAAATTATTAGACCGTGTGATCAACGAGCAGTTTCAAGTTGGCGGTACTGACTGTATGATACACAAATATTTAGGTCCCGTAAATCCAGACGAAGTGGGTGGAACTGCTACACCAAGTATTCCAAATAATACCAATCCTATCCCAGAATTAGGCATACAAGATCTAGTGTTTATGGAAAACCGTGATCGCCATTATGATCCAGATGTCTACAGACTACGCGGTATTTACACAATGATGGACAGCGTGTTTAATCTAGCACAGTTTGGTCTATTCTTAAGTAATGATGAGATCCTAGTACACTTTCATTTACGCAGCACATTTGAAGCCTTGGGACGTAAGGTAATGGCAGGTGATGTTATCGAATTGCCGCATCAAAAGGATGAATATGCATTAGATGATGCCATGGTTGCCCTGCGCAGATACTATGTGATCACAGAAGTAACCCGTCCTAGTACAGGCTACAGTCAAACTTGGTATCCACATCTCTTACGTGCTAAATGTCAACCACTCGTTGATAGCCAAGAGTTTGCTGAGATTCTTAATGCTCCGGCAGGAGATGGCAACAAAACTCTACGTGATATCATCAGTACATACAATCAAAATATTGCTATCAATGATGCTATTATTGCCCAAGCAGAAGCAGATGCTCCGTTAAGTGGCTACGACACAAATCAATTCTATGTTATTCCTACCCGTGACAACGGAATTGTTAACACAGCAGATGCCAGCGATGACACTGATACTGTAGACAGCGAAACTGCTGCACTTGATGCTAGCATGGTATTACGCAGTCCAGATAAGGATTTCTACGTTGGATATTTAACTGGTGATAATAAAACACCTAACGGTGCTCCATATACATTTGGTGCTAGTTTTCCAGATGGCGTGGTAGATGGTCAATTCCATCTACGCACTGATTATTTCCCTAACAGACTGTTCCGTTGGAATGGTAGAAATTGGATTAAATTTGAAGATAATGTGCGCATGACAATGACTAATAAACCAGTCGACGGATTGCCGGCAGACAATAGCCTAACACGTCAAACACAAAAAACTAGCTTTATCAATAATAATAATACTGCTACAATCGCTGGCGAGGTTGTACCGGAACGTCAAGCATTGAGTCAAGTATTGAAACCTAAGGCAGACAATTAAGATGCGTATACAGAAAACACAAGGAGCTTCGGTTTAACGCCGATGTACTATTATCGAATGGTTCTATGATGGTCAAATAAGACGTTATCTAACGCAGTTTATGCGATTAATGAGTAATTTTTCCTATAAAGACGCAAGCGGCAATGTAATTCGAGTGCCTGTGCGCTACGGCGATGCTTCTAGACAAGCTAGTGCTATCTTAAACAAAAATACTGAAAACGTAATGCCCAGCGCACCGTTTATTGCCTGCTATATTAAAGAACTAAAATTTGATCGCGAGCGCATGCAGGATCCTACTTATATAAGCAAACTTAATATACGTGAAAGACAGTACGGATACGAAGATGAAGATCCTAATAGTCCAACATACGGACAAACTATCAATGAATACGCAAACATACAAGGCGGCAATTATACCATTGAAAGATTGATGCCAACTCCTTATATGATATCGTTTACGGCTGATATATGGACATCAAATTTTGATCAAAAATTACAACTATGGGAACAAATTACTGTATTGTTTAATCCAGCAATTGAATTACAGACCACAGACAACTATGTTGACTGGACAAGTCTGAGCTATCTTGAACTGATGGACACATCTACATTTGAATCACGTGCAATTCCTCAGGGCCTTAATAATGATCTTAGCATTGCTTCTTTACAATTTACAGCACCTGCGTGGATCAGTCCACCGGCCAAGGTAAAGAAACTCGGTATCATTACTAAAATTATTTCAAATGTATTTGCTGAACCAACCGGCACAGGCGATGCAGGCGGATACGATGATGCGTTCTATGGTGGAAATATATTTGGCGGACTAACTCCGGATAGTAAGATTGTTGTTACATCAGGTGATTACGGATTATTAGTATTAAACAATACCGCGGTATTAGTTCCGCACGATTATATGAATGTCAGCGAGGGCTGGATTGATCCTAATCTAGTGCCAGATCGTCCAAGTTGGATGAATTTATTGGATCTATATCCTGGTAAATTTAATGCGGGGCTAAGTCAAATACGCTTGACCAAACCAGACGGTAATGAGATAGTTGCTTACATTAGTCTTAATCCAACCAATGAAGCATTGATGGCACTGAACTTTGATCAAGATACTGTACCTGCTAACACAATCTTAACTGATCACATTCACTTGGTAAGCCGAGGCACCATTGATGCTATTATTAATCCTCAGACATTTAATCCTCACACTACAGAAGGCGAAAACGTCGATCTTAGATATCTTATCTTAGAAGATGTTGTGCTTAATCAAGGCGAGGGTGTTACCGAAGCGTGGACTGGAGTAGGAACACCTCCACCTAATGATAATTCAGTGGTTGCAACCATAGCTCACGCAAATGATATCATACAATGGGATGGTTTCCGTTGGTGGGTATTATTCGATTCTGCTAATGTTACCACAACTACTTACATAACTAATGCTTATACCAACATCCAATACAAGTGGGATGGATCACAGTGGTCTAAATCCTACGAGGGGGTTTACACAAATGAGAATTGGCGATTAATACTGTAAAAGAAATAGTGTGTTCAGGCGGATTGTTTATAGCACGCGACACAAAAAGATTTTTGTTCTTACTTAGAACACAAGGCAAAACAGCCAACACCTGGGGACTTGTAGGTGGCAAGCGTGAGCCTAGTGATCAAACTCCGCACGATACTCTAATGAGAGAAATTGAAGAAGAAGTAGGAACAACTCCTACTATCCACAAGGTAGTTCCATTAGAGTTATTCACCAGTAATGATCAATTATTTCAATACAACACTTATGTTCTAATCGTAGATAATGAATTTATTCCAACCCTTAATGAAGAACATAGCGGGTATGCGTGGTGTGATCTAGGTGCATGGCCAAAGCCATTACATCGCGGAGTGCGTACCAGTCTTGGCAATCGCATTATTAAAACTAAACTTGAATTATTACGTGAATTAATTTAACTACGGACTGCGTGTGTTGCTAGTCGGTACATGATTAGTTTGCTCCAACGAGCCGCATCTTGACTGGTTACATGTACATCATAATGATCAGGTGCTTCGAACATTTTGTTAGTATCTGCAAACCGACCTTCACTAATAGTATCAACCCATACAGTAAGATCAGCACGAAAATGTTCACGCATCACTGCAAGAGGTGCCACAAAATCCGCTATCACATAGTCATCAGTTGACCTATCGGCAATAGCACTCATTCGAGTAGATTGACGAATTCGACCGTCTAGACTAAAATCCCAATCGTCGAACTTTTTTCTAATAGCATCGGCATTGAGCCAGGTTACGGTTTGACCCGCATTTTGTAGAGATTTTTGTAATTCTTCTGCCAGGGTAGTTTTGCCTGCGCCAGGTAATCCCATGATCAAAATGCGGTGTGCCATTATTAACCGTTTAAGATTGTAGTAACTTGAGCAATAAGATCTAGGTTATTCCAAGTATCGCGCACCGCATCATACGCATCATTTTGCCATACTATAACACCACGACGACTAGCACCGCGTGTGTAAGTAGATCCGTCTGGATTAGTTTCTGTAGTAAATGGGCCTAATTCTACTTCAGCACGTACTTCGCGATTAGCCACATTCTCGTGCATTTCTGTAACCTTAAATTCTGTTGTAACAATACGTTCTGTTAATACCACTTCGTTGGTTAGTGTACCAATATCTAAAATTCCTGCCATGATAGTTCTCCTGTTATCCTATATTTATTGGGTTATGAGTACAATGATTTAATTTCGTCTGGAACTGCTGGTGCCTGCGGTGCAGGTTGCGGAGTTAGACTAGCGGCAAAATCTGCTGCGTAGATATTACCCGCAATGTTTGCACAGGTTGATGCAGGATTTAACCAAATTTCAAATCCAAGATCGCGTATCTTATTTGCCAATACGATGCCTTCACTAAAGAATCTACCGTATTGTGTATTGGTGTCAAATACATTCTTTACTTCATTGCCTGTGGGATTTGTAATAGATAGATTAGAATCATTTAGAGCATCTACTAGTTTCTTACTAAGTTTAATCATCGAAGTACTGGCATAGTTTACTTTAATATAGCCGTTGGCATCTTGCTGAATCTCAGTGCCAATCTCTAGATCAAATACTGCGTTTGTTCCTGATTTCTTAACGCAGGGCAAGGCCGCAGCATCATACGGTGAATTGATAATATCTAATAATGCGTTTGCATCCCAGGCCATATTGTGATCAACGAATACTATACTTTCGTATTCTTGTCCAGATACGATTGCCAGTAATTCATTCTTGGCCACAACTGCTGACGAAATATCATTGATAAACAAAGGTATAAGTCTAATGTTACTCAGTGGACTCTGTTTGATTGTATCTGATAGACTGTGTACATAGAATGATTCTAGTGTGTTGTTAGGACAATGTGTGCCTATGAACACAGTTCTTAGTGTTGGTTGTTGTACTGCTTCCATATTATCTTCCCTTTAAATATCTGTTTAAGTAACTAATACCATTAGTTGTAGGTGGTGGCGGAGTAATCGATGGTTTGAATTTAGTATTAAACCATTGTAAGAAATTACCTGTATATTTCTTACCACCTACATGTCCGCAGGTCATTGTCGAATCTAGGTAAATGTCAAATCCACCTTCATTTATTAATCTCTTACATACCCATATATCTTCGCTGATCAAATCATTGTTGCGAATAGCAACATCAAATGCCCATCGTTTTTCTAATCCACCTTTTTCAGTTTCAATATATGGTGGGCTATTGTCCCATAACCATTGACATGCTCGACGACTAAATCTTAAGAATCCTGTGCCAAGGCCGCCGACCTTCATTAGGCCATTAGCATCAATCTCACCAGTGTTATTACCTAAGTTTAACACATATTGTTCTACTGTGTCACCTTTTTTTGGATAAGTTCCGCCAACGATATCAACAGGGTGATCTAGTAAACGATAAAACCATTCTGGCTCCCATTCTATATCAGTGTCAATCCATATTAAATCATCGCAGTCCTGTGCTAGAGCCATTGCTAGTGTATCATTGCGGCAGCGTTGTATCAGTGCATCAAAGCTGACCCAGATTGGTATTACTTCAACGTTGTGTCGATCTGCTAGTTTCATAGTTTGTATTAGACTGTTTACATACCAAACATCAAGTTTGCCATCGTAGCTAGGCGATCCGATCATAACTCTACGTTTTTTGTTTACTGATTCTGTCAAAGAAATCTCTCCATTCTATCATTCTATAATCCCAGGTCCAAAACCTGTTGTAATAATTCACCTGTGCTACTAGTTTAGATTGGTTAGCGGTTGACCAATATTCATCTATTGCCCGATTTAACACAGGTGCGTAATCTCGTGCCATTTGTTTACGGTCTGGATTGTAGGGAACAAATGTAGCCCACTGTGCGCAGGTTTCATAAAGTGCGCCGTAATCACTGACTACCATTTGACAGCCCGATGCACCTGCTTCGATTGCTGATATACAACTAGTTTCTTCAAACATACTAGGATAGGCAAATATGTGTGCATTTTGTAAGGCTTTGCGCACTCCAGCGTTACTAGCATATCCCATATAATTTACATTTGGCATGGCCTTGGCACGATCAAATATCCATGTAAATTGACTGCCATAACTGGTATGAAAGAAATCACCATAGATTGTAGTAGACGAAAAAACATCTAACTCTACATCATCTCTACCTAACATTTCAAATGCATCTAATAATACATCTAATCCACGCCATGGTGTTGATGTATAGATTAATTTAAGTTTTTCTGTACGAACTTTTGGTTTATGTTCAAACGGATACACGGCATTTTTGACCACATGCGACTTATGTTGATGCGGTATGTTAAATTTATTACGAAACTTATCATAACACCAATGCGAAACATACACAAAATGATCAATACTATCTACGAACTGTTGATCTGCCATTAGAGCAACATTTTCTTCATTCCAATTTAACTGTTGCCAAAGTACATTAATTTTATTTGGATCAACCGAAGATGGATCACAGGTACTTAATATGAAATTAATATTAGAAGGCCACGATCCTCCTAGATTAGCCAATAATGCTTGATATGCTAATTCACTTCCGCCTGCTGGTTTCATTAACCAATCCAGTTAATTTGACGTTTGATATGATCAAAATTATATTTCCAAAACGAACTCTGCGAATATTGTAACCATAAATCTTCAGGTAATATCGGTTTACGTAGGGTAAATTCTACTCGACGTTTGACTGTATGCAGTCCTGAAATTTTAGCCTGTTCGTCAAACTCGTCATAGCTATCTTCTACGTTTTCAAAATCGTGTTCGTACCAAGGTTCGCCAAGAAATTCATAAATTCGTTTCATTGTGTCTAGAGGATTCTTAGCCAGTGCTTCGTAATCAACTACACAGATCATATCCCTGTCATCTGAGTAGACCACTTGTTTAACATTGGCCAACGGTCCAAGCACATATCCTGCTTGGTTTTGATATTCGCCCATTAACATTCGAGTACGTTCGTACACTGTGCCAAGGTCTTGGTGATTATAAAGTGGTTTGATTGTGAATGGATTCTTTGAATTAAGTTTTTCAAAACTATCAAGTATCCAAGGAATATCACGCACACATACAATAACTTTAGAGTCTGGATATAATGCACGAACTAACGATGTATTAGCAGACCATCCTCTATTGGTATTGAAACAAACTTCGTTGCTATCTTTATAATATGTATCAACAATACCTCGCATGATTTCTTGTTGCTTTTCTTCATTACATTGTGCTGCCATTCCAACAGATTGGCTCACTGTTGAGGTGATACTTTTAATGAAATCTAACAGTGGATCAGAAATATCTGCTGTAAATCTTGGATTTTGTTTTAGTATTGCTGACAGTAATGTTGAGCCTGCTCGAGGTAGGCCTGATATAAAGTGATATTTTTTCATCGGTTGTAGTTTCTATTAAATACCTATATAATTACTACTAATTATCAATTAGAGGATGCTATGGCAAGATTTAGTGTAGAACGTAATATGGTTCCTGCTCAGGAGCAACAATTAAGTGTAGCATCAAATGATCAACTGATCAATGGTCAATTGAATTTTCCTGCTACTTTTGACAAATTTACTATCGGGTTAGATCGCGATGGAGTATTAAACGAACTAGGTGGTATTATTGACACCCCCGATAAGTATGTGCCTATTGCTAATTCTGCTCGCGCAGTGGCTATCATGCGTTCATTAGGACATAAGATTTGTGTATTGCACGATCAGCCACTGATATCACAAAAGAAAATTACCATTCCTCAGGTAGAAACACTTAATCAAGTGATGCTGAACACGTTTGGTGCTGCTGGATGTATCAGCATTGACGGCATTTACTACAATACATCAAATAAGAAAGAAGATGATTACGCCAAACCCAAGACCGGGTTAATTAAGCATGCAGAAGGCACATTGCCCGGTGTTAATTTCAAAGGTGGTGTGTATGTTGGTGATTCTATTGAAGATTTGATCATGGCTGACAAAGCCGGCGCAACACCCGTGTTAGTGCTTACTGGTAATGGTCAAAAAACACTAGCAAAATTAGATAGCTTAATTTATAAGATGCTTAAGCCAAAGGTTCAAATATTTGATAACCTTATGGCCTACGCTCTTAACCTTGCTTCACTAACAACTTCTTAATATCAGGCATATACATATAACTGATATCGCAGTTTGTCAGTGTATGTATAGCATCCTGTACAGTTTCAACCAACGGTTCTCCTGCTAGATTAAAGCTAGTATTAAACACCACAGGCACTCCTGTCATCTCAAAAAACTCATTAATCACTGCATAGTACGCAGGGTTATCAGTTTGCTTAACAGTTTGTACACGACAAGTTCCATCAACGTGCGTAATTGCAGGTAGTTGTCCTACTTTAGCCGCAGTTAAATTTACAGCATACATCATAAATGGGCTTTCGGACATGCCCCGTAGGTCAAACCATTCTGCTGCATGTTCTGCTAGTGCTGATCCGGCAAATGGACGGAACCATTCGCGACCTTTGACCTTGTTCACATAGTCTTTACCATCACTTCTACGTGGATCAAACATGATTGAGCGATTACCTAATGCTCTAGGACCTGCTTCTGCTGCTCCTTGGAACATGGCCACAATGTTGCCTCTAAACAGCAATTCTGCTACATCTGCGGCAGTAGCATCTATCAATGAGAAATTACTTGGTAAATTCATACCTTCGTATACTGGTTGTGCGCCAAGATATAAGGTAGTAAGTGGTTCTTTCACGGTACTCTTGCTGTGTTCGTACCAAGCAAGTTTAGCCAACCCAACACTTGTGCCTCCGTCGTGGCTAATCGGATCAACATAGATGTTAAGATTAGGAAAGCGACTTAGATAGTAGTAGTTTGCTACACAATTTAACCCATATCCGCCAGCAATAACAATATTAGTTTCACCTGTGGCTGCTGCGGCACGCTCAATTAGGTCACCAATTAACCTTTGTGTTTCGTCTTGTACTCGCCATGCAAGATTTTTTTCAGTATCAGTGACTTTAGTAAAGTCGCAATGCCACTCTTTTGGATCACGGGTTTGTTGTAGATTAGGATATCGATTGACATCAATAAACGCACCTGCTGGATAGCGAGGAATTAATGCGTTCTTATTACCTTTTCCATTGACAAATAATTCAGGAATAGCACTATCTGATTTGCCGTAAGGTGCTAGGCCCATGGTCTTGCCAGCTTCAATAAAGCCAAACCCGAGGTATTGACTGACTGCTTCGTAGGCCTTGGTAATGGTTACACTGTTATCAAATTCTTGTACACCGTTACTATAGTAGAATGTATTACCATCAGCATAGCGTTTATACAATGGTTGTAAGGGTTCAGTGTAGGAACATTTGTAAACACTTTCTGTTTCATATCCACTGACTGTATTACCTTGCTCGTCTACTGAGGCTGTGTGTTTACTGCCAGCACCATCAACAATAATAGCAATAGCTGTGTCAAATCCTGAATTGTAGAACGCACCTGCGGCATGACCAAGATGATGCTGGTGGCCTAAATTAGTTGATTTAATCTTAGGATTATATTTGCGTGCTAGAGCAGTGTAGGGATCTTCCATGGTCCATGGCAAGATAGGTAATTCAGCAGTAGTACCACCGATGATGATCTCATCTACTGGATAACGTTCTAGGATGTACAACATAGCCCTGAAAGGATTTCCGTCATATTTCATGCGAGAAAGACGTTCTTCTTCGCAATAATAGACTATTTTTCCGTCAATTATGAGTGCTGCTGAGCCATTATGGCCTGGTGAAACTCCAAGGACTGAATATGACATTAAGGTACCTTACGTTCAATATCTGCTACAATTTCATTGTAGATTGTTTGCAGTTCTTGTTCGCTAAAGTCAGCCATGCGATCGTTACTGCGATCTGCTAGTATGCTGTCAAGTCCTGTGATACGAATAGGACTGTATTTCTTAGCGCCTGGTTTTTCTATAATTTGGAAGAAATCCGGATAGCTGGTATTAATTGGGAATGTACTACCAAAGATAACAGTACCTGGTGTGTTAGTTGCTCGAGCCATATGTTGCCCCACGCTGTCTACTCCAACAAAATAATCAGCTGCGTCAATAAGTGCAGCCCACATACGTAGGTCAGTGGTGTTTGGCAGTTTAACTGTGTAGGTATCTGTTACAATTTGGAACTGTGGTTCACCAAAAAATACTAGATTGTAACGTGCTGATAGTTTTTGTACTAGACTAATGTAAGCATCTGGACTTAGACTGCGACTGGCTGTGTCAACAATGTCTACACGATCTAACGTAGCACCACGACCAAATGGTTGAATAACCACGGTCTTGGATTTTTGTTGTTGCGTCTTAACATCAGCAATGGTGTTTACTGCCCACTTTTCTTCAGCTTTGTTAAACAGCATAATTGGTGCGCCTAGATCACTATGATCTGTAGTATTGTTAATCTCACAATCAAAACCTTCTACTAGACTAATTTCCTGGCGGAAGTATGCTGGAAGTTTATATGGCTCCGGAGTAATCAACTCGTCGCACAGGGAAATAACATTATCCCAAACGCCCTTGGTGTCGGCACCGTAGGTACGATCTTGTAGTTCTGGAATACTCCATAGTAAGTTATCCCATGCTGGGATAATCACTGCCCAATCTTTGCTGGGATTTAGTCTACCGTATTTGAGTAATGCTGGAATTGCTGCGATAACACGACCTGCTCCGCCGTCGATATAGAAAACTGTACTAGCCATAATGATCCTTTTTTCTTAGTATACAACTAATTTATCACTGTGTCAAGTGGTGGTGCTAGGATTTAGATATTTGTTTATTTCTTCATTATACCGATTTGATTTGTCAGCAGAGTCTGTTCAAATTTATCATTGAAAGATTGACCAAATGAATCTATTCCAATCTTGGGACATTTTAATGGATCGTCTTTAATATAAGGTTTATCTCCCAGATTCCATCCCCAGGTATAGTCATCAAAAATCATTATGCCACCGGAATTTAATAACGGAAATGACATAACAGCATCGGATAACACATCAGCCGCTTGATGGCTACCGTCGATATAGATAAAGTCGAATCGTTCGTTATTAACAATTAGCTTTGCAATTGCATTATAGGAAATATCTTTATAAACCTCATACTTTTGATTTTGCCCAATCACTTCTTCTATGTTTGAAATACAAGTATCATATAAAGAATTAGATACATAATCTTTGTGTTCTTCTCCACCTTCGAATGTATCAATTACTGTGATAGATCCAGCTTCGTTGAGATAATTCTTTATAAACCAAGTAGTAGATAGTCCTTCGTAGCAGCCAATTTCAAGAAATTTAGTTCTAGTTTGGAGTGTATCTAAACATCTAGTTACTCCTGGAATATTATAACTAAACCAATCTGCACTAAATTTCATTTATATTCCTTTTCTATTGCAACAAATCTATTATACAATTCTTCGCCTAATACTTCCTTAGGGTCTTTTGATGTTTTTTCCAATTTGGGTCTAATGGTATGAAGTCCTTCAAATCCCCAAGCTACTAGATCGTCATCTGTTGTGTCGCTTTGTATGTTATCAAAGTCGTATGCGTGCGTGGGCAAATCTAAGAATTGTTCAATTCTTAGAATTTCGTGCCGGGGATTACTTACAATATCGTCATAATTGACTACCATTATTTGATCAGGAACATCCTTCTTAATCTGTTGAGTTCCTTCCATACAGTCTTTAACCATATTAAACCACATTTCTCCCATACGATTTTCATCATTAATCATCATTCCATTTTTTAATAATATATTATCAAAATTAGAGTTAGTTTGATTCCTGATAATAGTTAGCCACGACGCCATAATACTAGGAAGGTCTCGCTCAACAACTACTACTTTAATTTTCTCACCAAATAAGGCATTAACTGTTGGCATATTTTTTGCCCAGCCCCTGCCTTTGTCAATGATAATAGGTTCGGGTCTATGTTGCCAAAATGCAGGTAATATTGCCTTGGTTAGATTTCGTGCTTGCTCTTCAAAGTAGTTGGCCTTGACCGTTGGGTCTTCTCGCCACGCTTCTTGCATTTTAACCGCAACATTCAACATCGGACTAGTAGGAGTAACATATACACTAGGATTTTGATTAAGTATAGATGCTAGTACAGTAGATCCTGAACGAGGTAGTCCTGATAGAAAGTGTAGGGTTTGTTTCATAAAACTCCTATAATCATTTCACGTTGCTCTTTTGTAATTGGTGCTTGCTTTAGTATCTCAGTAAGTTGCTCAGTTATTTTATTAAACCAATCATCTTTTTTATTATGGTGTGCAATAAACAAACAGGCCCCTAAAATAAACTTATCTAATTGCTGACTATTTCTGTAATGATATAATAGATACCATAAGTTCCAAGTATTAGTTGGATTTTCTTGATATTCATCTTCCATCATTTTAATGTACAGTTCGGGTCTTTCTTTCTTTCGAAAATCTTGGTCGTGAATTAGAAATATTTCATCGGAATATAATTCAAGTTCTTCTCGGTCTTTATGAATCCAACTTAGGTGCTCATATATCGGTTGGTTCCACGTATAGTCTGCTCTAAGATGTATCTTATTAGTGGCAATGAAATTAGGTGGACCTACCCTAACCGTTTTAGAATATAGGTCTAGTCTATCACAGGCAATATTTGTAATCTTTGGCACTGCCTTAATGATAATTTCCATCTGTTCTCTGGTATTGATAGAGAAGTATTCATCTAGGTCTGGTGATAAACACCAAGTGACTTCTTCCGGCACCATTGCTAGATTATATCTGCGAGCAATATGGAATTTCCAAGGAGTAAATATTTTTTGTTCTATAATTAGATTAACATCATCTTTGGCATATTCTTGTAACATCTCCCAAGAACCGTCAGTAGATCCAGTATCTAATAGAACTCTATAATCGAAAGGTTGAGTATAATATAACCACTTCTCAATGTACTTCTTTTCATTCTTTAATATCGTGTAGGCTGCTGTTTTCATTTTTCACCTTTGAAATACTCTTTTGCAAATTCAGTTAATGCGGGATGATGACCTTTTCTGCAATCAAACTGTCTGCAGGCTCTTGGTCTATAATTATATATGCTGCATTTTCCATCAACTAACATTCCACATCCTCCCTCTTTTTTTCTATAAAGAGTCACAATGGGTCCAATATCAGGATTAGCTTGTATTTGTTCTTGACTCGGTTGTATTAAACTTAATGGATATAATCCTGATGTTACTTCTTCAGGAGATAAGAAAGGTGCTAGTGTTTCACAACAGAGTACACAGGAACCGCAGGGCACATCTTCGATGGGGTCATCACTGCCGATAGAAGTTAGATTAATATTAATTATTTTATAATCAATCATAGTAAAGAAGTTAATTCAGTCAATGGAGCATTCCAGTTATCATATTCAGTTTGCCGCAGTACCGTTAGATTATCACCATACCATTTTGAATGATAGTCGGGTTTGGCCCAAGTGTAGTACGTTAGAATAGGAATAATGACTATAGAATTTTTTCCTATTGCGCCTGCGGCGTGAATTAAAGATGTACAGCTTGATACCACAATGTCCATTTGATCCAAATAGTCTAATGTATCGTCCCAGGTTTTAATTTTATCCTTCAGTGGAATTACTCTAGGGTGAGCAAAGTCCTCATCGATATGAAATGAATATATTTCATAATCATCTGGAATATGAGAAATCAGTTGTTCAAATGGAATAGTTCTATGAAGGTCTTGGTCATATTTTGGATTACCCATACACTTAATACCAATCTTTTTCTTACTAGTGCTGGGCAATTTAGCTGCATTGTTGATAGGAGTTAAATATGTACCATACCATAAATCATCTTCATTTAAGTCTAGATAAGTTGGCGATGGCATCGAATAAGTCCATAACCAATCTTTTGGAATTTCTTTTAGATCAGATATTGTTTTAAATCCATTACGTTCAAATATAGCACATATATCTTTACGGTCACTATACCAAATTGGCGTCATTCCGAGGTCTCGAAAATGTTTCATAAACCTTACTGAAATTATTTCATCACCGATTCCACCCTCCGCACAAAGAACAATAGTCTTACCTGGTTGTGGATTGCCTTCCCATAATTGCTCTTGTGGATACTTAAACTCGTGCCAAATGTTTAATTTACGACCATCCAGTAAGACTCGTCGCAATCCTTCTTTGAAATTACCATTGCGCAAATCGTAGGTGCCAAGATTAAAGTTTACTCTAAAATTAACGTCTTCTGTGTGTGGTTCCAATAGAATATTTCTTAGTATTGCTTCACCTTGAGCTTTTTGGTCAAGCAAGAAGTAACACATTGCCTTGTCCATTTGATTTGGATGATCTTTTGGTCTCTCTCGTTCGTTAATACTGATATAGGTAAGTGCTTCTTTAGGTTTATTAAGATTAAGATAAGCTCGAATGATATTAACTCTAGCATCAAACCTAGCATCAGGAGTATTCACCAAAGAATAAATTCTTTCTGCTAATTCCAAAGTATCATTAAATTCCCTAATATCAGCATAGAGTTTACCAATTTGGTCGATTTCTTCAATTCTTTGGGCAAAGGGTTTTAATAAATCTAATACTATTTTTGCCTTATCGAATTGTTTTAAGAATATAAAGAACTCAGCGGTTGCTAGAGGGTTCATCTTTTTTCACCATTAATTTAATACCAATCTCGAGAATCACATTGTTAAAAGTTCTTGCGGTGTGTTCACATTGTTCATCGGAGAAGTTTTTGAATTGCTCTCGCCAATATTCATCGAGCACAAATGTATGGTCTGCTACATATAGGTCTACATCATATATAAAACCTAATGGGGTTTCGCACCCATTGGCATCTAAATCTCGTTTATTACGGGTCTTTGAAAACATATCCAACGTGTGTGGATATATAGGTCTTTTGTGAGTAGGGTCAATCAGAAATGTATCGTGACGTGGATGTGGTACTCGGACATCAATAATAGTATCGTGTTTACATACACGGTATAATTCTTGAATACAGTTAAAGAATCCATCGCCTAGGTGTTCTAAGATATGGTGGGCGATTACTCCGTCAACTGAATTATCATCGAATGGTAGTTTTTCTGTTTCTAAATCAACCACAAAGTCTGGATTAGAACCCACATCTGCGTCAATGTTTAAGAAACCTGGATATCGTTTAGCCCCCGAACCAATATTAATTCGCATAGTATCTCAATATATTATAATTATATACTATATATTATACCACAAAATTAATATATTGTCAACTATTTTAATAGTAATCTTCACGGATGGCTGCGGTATGATACCCTCCACAGGCCACTTGTTTCCAGTTAGTACCAGCACTAATGGTCTGTACTGGACTGCTTCTATGGGTAATAGTATTATCACCTAGTCCGCCGTAGGTGTTGCGTCCCCAGGTCCATAGGGTACCATCAGTTTTGATGGCTACGGTATGGAATCTTCCACAGGCCACCGATTTCCAATTAGTACCAGCAGCAATCGTCTGTACTGGACTGCTTTTAGCAGCTACAGTATTATCACCTAGATTGCCAAATACTGCATTCCATCCCCAAAGCCATAGTGTACCATCAGTCTTGATGGCTGCGGTATGATAGTATCCACAGGAGACTAACTTCCAGTTGGTGCCGCCACTAATGGTCTGGACTGGACTTGATTTAGAATTTCCTGAAGTATTGTTACCTAGTTGACCATAGTTATTACGTCCCCAAAGCCATAGTGTACCATCAGTCTTGATAGCTGCTGTATGATAGCCTCCACCAGCCACCGATTTCCAGTTAGTACCACCTGCAACAGTTTGGATAGGACTGGATCTATGTACTACACTAGAACCATCACCTAGTTGGCCATAGGTGTTACGACCCCAAAGCCATAGGGTACCATCAGTTTTGATGGCTGCGGTATGATACCCACCAGATGCCACTGACTTCCAATTAGTACCACCAGCAACAGTCTGTACTGGACTGCTTCTATGGGTAATAGTATTATCACCTAGCTGACCATAGGTGTTACGACCCCAGAGCCATAAAGTGCCATCAGTCTTGATGGCTGCTGTATGATAGTATCCACTTGCGACCAGTTTCCAATTAGTACCACCTGCAACAGTCTGGACCGGACTGCTTTTGCTGACAGTAGTATTATCACCTAGAGCGCCATAGGTGTTATATCCCCAAAGCCATAGGGTACCATCAGTTTTGATGGCTGCTGTATGATTGGGTCCACCCGAGACTAACTTCCAATTAGTACCACCAGCAACAGTCTGGACAGGACTGGATTTATTGACTACAGTATTGTCACCTAGTTGTCCGATAGTATTAATTCCCCAAAGCCACAATCCACCAGTGGTAAAATAATCTCTGCGGATGAACATATCATCAAAGTCACTGTAATAACCCGGGGCTGTATTAAATTGAAAATTAACTGCCATTTTCTGTTAACCTAAATATTTGTATTAATCCAGAATCAAATGAGTGAAACAACCACGGTCTAAACAGTATACCCTGACCTGGTTGCAGTAGATAATTTGTAGTCACGTCCCATTGAAACATATCCCTGTACCCCAATTGATATCCGTCTAGTGCTGACTTTGGTCCATTAAGATTTTCGTATATGTTAAATGTAGACGGTTGTAGTGCTACAGCAAACACCCATTCATTCATACCATCAAATTCTTCAAAATGAACAAATAGTTGGGGAAATCTGAAAATTCCTGATCTATCCTCATCTACTTTTATGTTAGTATTTATAATAGTGGAGAATAACTGATCCGCATCAGGAGAAACAAGATTAAAGTTTTCTATCTCTTTGCCAAAATCTTTTTCAATATACTGTAGATTTTTTACTGTGTTTGATAGATTGATTGCCTGTTCTGAAGTCATAAATCCATCAACGGTGATTAGTTTAACTAAAGGATGTATCAAAGTAGGTCACCTGAATCATCACGGATGGCTGCTGTATGATAGTATCCACTTGCGACCATTATCCAGTTAGTACCACCTGAAACAGTCTGGACAGGACTGGATTTATTGACTACAGTATTATCACCTAGCTGACCATAGGTGTTATGTCCCCAGAGCCATAGTGTACCATCAGTCTTGATGGCTGCGGTATGGTATTCGCCACCAGATGCCACTGACTTCCAATTAGTACCACCTGCAACAGTCTGGACTGGACTTGATTTA